TATCTGCATTTGCCTATAATCTTCTTGACTATATAAAGACTGGAGATAGTGCATCATTAAGAACTGCATTCTCCATAGGAGTGTTGATAGCTGTAATAGTCGTATCTATACTAGCCATGCCTACTACTGGTGGGATGAGTATGAAAGTGGTTGCATTGTCATTGAGTATATTATCATCAGTACTTACTCTGGATGCTATGGTTAATAATTCTGGGCTACTAGCTGTTGCATTCAAAATACTAGATGTGGTTTTAAATAAGGTTCTTCACTTAGACAAAGTTCTTCCAACTGAAGGATTTGACAGTGATAGCGAATATTACGAAGAGATGATGAATAACACTAGAATGGTTATAGCAATAGCAGCTGTAGCAACTAATCTGTATAACATGTACGCTGAGCCAACAAGCACAGCAGCATCACGTATGGCTGATAGGAATGTAGATTTTAATTCATATATGCAGACTGGTAAATACACAGTAGGTAGTGCTACCGTAGGTAGTACAACAGCTGGTGTATCAGCATTGCTAGGAAAGGTTGATTCTATTGGTTCATATTCATTAGGTGGAGTATCGTTGTCTAATTTATATGAAGCATATAGCGTAGCCTCTCAAGCAAATGATGTATATGGTGCTATGACACTGCATAAAGAGCTACAAGAGAAACTTGAAGATGCTAAGAAAGATATGCAAGAGAAGATAAATAAAACCAACAGACGTAAGATGGAAAGTTCATATGCTGATGCTGAGTATATAATGAACCAAGTAGATATGAGTTATCACAGCTATGTTTTACAGATGAGTGAAGCTGGTATGACTGATGTATATGACCCAGAAGGTACAATAGTATTGAATACTAGGTATTCTCCTAAGAGGTCATATACATTTGGTTTCGAGGATATGTTTCAATATGAAAGTATGGCTGGTGGAAATTTATATACGTATAATACACTATGGAAATAAGTTAGATATAATTTTATAACAGATAAGGGGATATGATGGATACAGTTAAAATATTATCAGATTTACAGAATAACTATAAGGCTTCATTGGTATCTAAAACCAAGGTAGATAGTTCTATTCAGAAGTGGGTCAAAGCATATAATGGACAGAAGTATGGCAATGAAGTTAAAGGTCGTTCAGAGATTGTAATGAAGGATATTAAGAAGACTATTAAAACAATGTCTCCTTCTATCATTGAACCATTTGTTTCATCTGATACTCTAATTAATGCTAAAGCAGTAAGAGTAGGTACTGAAAATATTGCATCATACAACAGTGATATTCTAAACTATCAGTATAATAATCAATTTGATAAGCTTGAATTCATTACGTCTATATCTATGATATTGCCAAAAGAAGGTACTGTATTTGTACGTACTGGTTGGGACTTCAAAGAGGAAGTAGAAAAGAAAGAACTTAAAGGTTTAGGCTTTGATGAACTACAGATTGTTCAACAGACTATGGCTCAAGATGTTAAGAATGTAGTACAAGAGAAAGATGGTTCATTTACTGTATCACTAGAGAAACGTAAGACTATCAAAAATAATCCAACTGCTGTTATCTGTAAGAATGAATCTATTACCACTGACCCTACTGCACAATCATTTAAGGATAGTAAGTTCATTACTTATGAGTACGAGAAATCATATAGTGATATTAAGAAAGAATCTAATATCTATGACTATCAACCTATCACCAGTGAGATGCTAGAGCAGTCAGGAACGTCTAGGTATCCTGAGACAGCATTAGGTGGACAAAGAGCTATTGATAACTATAACAGTGGTGTAGACTATCACTTTAACTTCTCTGAGAAGTCTAGTCGTAAAGTACGTATCGTTGAGTATTGGGGTGAATATGACCTAGATGGTTCTGGAACCAATCAACAGATAGTATGTGCTTGGATTAAGAACACGGATACTATTCTTCGTCTTGATAAGAATCCATATCCAGATAACTCTATTCCATTCGTATCATGTCAATATGGATTTGAGCCATTCACCGTATGGGGAATGGGTCTAGGAGATATACTTGGTGATGGACAACAGATTCATACAGCTATTATGCGTGGGTTCATTGACAATATGAGTTTATCAAATAATGGGCAGAAGTTCTTTCAGAAAGGAGCTATTGATTATATCAATCTAGGTAAGCTTCAACGTGGTGAGAAGTATATTGAATTGAATAATTTGAATGGTATGACTGATGGTACGTACAATCAGATTCCTTCTAGTTCATTCAACGTATATGACATGATTACTAAAGAGAATGAATTGTTAAGTGGAGCCAATAGTCAGATGGAAGGAATTGACTCTGCTACTATCGGACGTACTGCTTCTGGTGTTAATCAGGTTATGGGTGCTGCACAACGTCACATGGTTGTTATCGTACGTATCATTGCTGAGATGTATAAAGATATGTTTACTAAGTGGGCTTCATATAATGGTGCATTCCTTGATGACGAACAAGCGTTTGAAATTGCTGGACAATTAGCTGGGTTAGACAAGAGTAAGCTGACTGGTGATATTAACATTGAGATGAATATTAATCTTGATGCTATGAACTCACAGAAGTTACAACAGATTAATATGCTTCTACAACAGTCACAGACTCTAGGACAAGCTGTTCCTCCTATGGTTATTCCATTGTTAGTTGCTGAGATATTTGAAGGATTTGGAAAGTATGAGTATGCTAAACAGATTCGTGAATATCAACCTGAACCTGACCCAATGCAACAACAGATTCAACAGCTTGAAATGCAGAAGCTACAGATGGAAATTGCTAAGCTACAAGCAGAGACAGAACTTGCACAAGCTAAGGCTATAGAGAGTGAGTCTAAGGCTATTGAGAGTCAATCAAGAGCAGATAATACTGATATGAATACGCTAAGTAAGCCAAAGGAAACTGCATTGGCAGAAGCAGAGTTTAAACATAATGCTATAGAGAATTATCTTGATAGACAATCTGGTAGAAGTAATTCTTCAGATTAATTTATGGTATGATTATGAAATCAAAACTTAAAGGATACTAACGTGGAAGATATGACTTATGAATACGAAGCACTCAATATGGGTGAGGCAATGACTCGTCTATTGAATAATGCTGATTTCAATAAGATTTTTGTAGATGGTTTTTTGAAAGATGACCTAGTGCAACTTGGATACAATTTTGCTAGTAATGCAAATATGCGCAATGAGTTTGCTGAACAGATTGTTGCTCGTAAGCATCTTAGAGACTATATTAACGTATTGATTTCTACTGGTGTACAAGCTAAAGAAACTATCGAGAATATCCAATATCAAAGTGAAGGTGAATAATTATGAATGAAGAAATCTTGGAACAATCTCAAGTAGACTCCAAAGAAGAAGAATTCAGTTATGAGACTGAAGATGAACTCGTAGAGCATATCAAGTCTCTTGCTAATCAAAATTCTGAAACTGACGTAGTTGAAGAAGTTGATAGTGTTAATGATGTAGTTGCTGATAAAACAGTAAGTGAAGATAAAGATACTCAAGTTGTTGACGAACCATTTGACATCTCTAAATTTATTGCAGAGTTTGAATTACCTCATGCCGTTAAGATTAAAGATAAGGGTCTTGAAATTGAAGTTAAGAAGCTATCTGAGTTGGTTCAACTTGGTTCAGCTGGATTAAACTATACTAACAAGACTACTGAATTAGCTCCTTTACGTAAGATTGCTGACTATGCTAAACAGCATGGTATTGGTATTGAAGACTTAGAGGTGCTTGCTGATATTCGTAACGGCAACAAAGATGCTTTAGCATCTATAGCTAAGAAGTATAATGTTGATGTATATGACATTGATACTGATGCTGAATACAAAACAAGTGATGCTGTAAAGCACGTAGAGGTATCTTATGCTGATGAAGTCGCTATGGAGATGCAACAATCCCCAGAAGTCTTTGAAGCTGTTAGAGGTACTCTAGCTACTGTTCCACGTAATGTAGCTGAACAAATTGTTGGTGATGGTAATCTACTAGCAGCCTTTAGAGACGATGTCGCTAATGGTATTGCTAGTAAGGTTATCCCTGAAGCAGTAAAGCGTTCATCTATATATGGTGGTGATTTCATTCAGCATTATGTTAATATTGCAAATGAGATGGCTCAGCCACAACAAACAGAGGCTCCACAACAACAAGTCGTGGTAAACAATACGGCTGCTAAAGCTAAGGCTAGTGTTAGTTCATCATCAGCTGGTTCTCAGTCTGAAGGTGGATTGGATGTTTGGGATAGTAAATTGTCTCCAGATGAATTAGTCGATAGAATTAGACAGCAAGCTAATTTAATGAGAGGATAAAATATGTTATCAAATACTTTGAATGGTACTTTTACCACTGGTGCTGCTGAAACAACAAAAGTTATTGATACTGGTTCTAAGCCATATCAAATCAATCTAGTAAATAATGCTGGAACGCTTATGGCTAGTTATGTAGATGGAATCACTGTTGCTTCTATCAAGGGTACATTTGCTGCTACATTTACTGTAGGTGTTAATGCTAATGGTTTATATGGTGTCACAATTGGTGGCTTGGCTAATTCTACTGCGTATACATACGTAATTATTAAATAAAGGATAATCAATGAGTGCTTCTTATACTGGCTTTACAGCCCAAGCTAATAGTTCTACTGGTGTTGAGTTTTCTAAACTATATGACCCACTTCACTTGCTTCGTGTTACTCAAGACATGATGTTTGATAAATATGCTGATGCTCGTTTTATTCCAGCTAACTCTGGTGTTAAAACAATGTTTGCATTCCGTTACCGTAACCTACGTCCAGCTACTACTCCATTGACAGAAGGTTTGCTTCCTAATGAAACAACTCCTATCCGTGAAAAAGTAGACTTTGGTGTAGCTCAGTATGGTTCATTCCTTACTTATACAGACCAAATTGATATCTTTGATGTTGATAACATTAAGTCTCAGTTTACTGATATTCTTGGAACACAAGCTGCTGAAACTGCTGACGTAGTTATTCGTGATGTTATCTCTGCTGGAACCAATGTTGTATATGCTGGTTCAACAACTTCATCTGCTACTCTAGTTGATGCTAACATTGCTTCTGTTGCTACATCAATCTTGACTACAACTAACCTTGACCTTGCAGTTTTGAAACTCAAAAATGCTAAAGCTAAGAAGTTTAAATCAATCGTTGATGGTAGTGTGAAGATTGGTTCTAAGCCAATTCGTGATGCTTATATCTGTATGGTTCATCCTAATCAGTTCCCTGACTTGAAAGCACTTACTGGTTTTATTCCTGTTGAGCAATATGCTTACAGCAAAGATATTATGGAAGGTGAAGTTGGTTCATACAATGAAATTCGTTTCGTAGAGAACTTGAACTTGAAAGTTAAGTCTGTTGCTGGAACTGGTGGTAACTCTGGTACATTCAAGAATGTATATTGTTCATTGCTTATGGGTGAGAAAGCTTATGCTGCTGTATCTGTACGTGGTAAGCAAGGTACTGAAATGATTTTCAAAGCGTTGAACTCTGGTGGTGCTGAGAATGCATTGAACCAAAAAGGTTCTATCGGTTGGAAAATGTATTGTGGAGCTAAGATTCTTAATGAATTGTTTATGGCTCGTCTTGAAACTTGTGTAACTTCGGATGTTGCATCGCTTGTGCCTTACGAAAGTTAGATTGATACCTTAATTAAGGTAAAGTCTGATATACTCCTAGGAATAAAAACCTAGGAGTTGAAAATGAAAGAATCTGCTACACAACAAAGAATCCGCAAATACAAACAAGACTATAAGTTTGAACTTATAGAAGACCTTGGAATGAAATACCCAACCTCAACAAGCAAAAGACCTCAACGATATGGACTATTCAAATGTCATTGTGGAAATACTTTTGAAGTAATATCAAAACTTCTTAATAGGTATAAAAACTGTGGCTGTGATAAAAGCATAACACATGGATTTTCAAATCATATACTATACGATAGATGGTGCGGCATGATTGATAGAACTACAAATAAAAAACATAAAGCATATAAGAATTATGGTGGTAGAGGTATAGTTGTTTGTGACAGATGGAAAGATGTTGCTAACTTCATAGAAGATATGTATCCCACATATAGTGAAGGTCTTACTATTGACCGTATTGACAATGATGGTAATTACGAACCATCAAACTGCAAGTGGGCTACTAGAGAAGAACAGTCTTTAAATAAAAGAAAACAAAAAGATACATATTCAATATATAGAGGACTCACTTTTGTTAAAGATAGGAACAATTGGAATGTAAGAGTTAAATCAAAGCATATAGGCACATTTAAAGATGAACTAGATGCAGCTAAGGCTTATGACAAATACATAGTGGATAACAAATTAGAATATCCATTAAATGGTGTGCTATAATTCTATTGAGTTTAAAACCAAAAAAGGATATACATAATGTTACTAGATGAAATTCGAGAGCTTAGTTTGACTGATATGAAAAGAGTCGCTAAACAACTCTCAATTGCTGGGTATGCAAATGTAGCAACTAAGGCTAAAATGTTTGATAAGATTCAAGACACATTGGAAGCAATGGGTATGAATGAAGTTCCTGACCTAGAAGTAGAAGAGGCACCAGTAGTAATTACAAAGCCTACGTTTAAATATATCCGTGACTTTCCACGTATCAAATGTATCGTAGAATCACGAGATGAGACAGAGTATGATTTACCAATCGGTATTAATGAATATACTTGTATGATTAGATTTGGACAAGAAGTTGAAATTCCTGAGCCAGTGTACGATATGATTAAATCATTGACTACAATTAAGTTCACTAAAGATGATAACGGATTTGCTCGTAGTGAAGAAATTAAAAGATATATCGTAAGTAAAGTTTAAATCGTATTCTCTTCGGAGAATACTAATGTAAATTATACAAGGAGAAATTATGGCACCACCAGTAACATATGGAGACAAAGTAAGAAGTTATGTGGCAAATATGTTTAATTCAAAACCATCATTGAAAACCAATGATTATAGTCCGTATGGTATTATTAAAAACAATATAGTGCTTCCAGCTATTGATTCTGCTAGTGCATATAGGAATAAGACTTCGACTCAGCAAGGACGGTCTACTTCTATGAATAAATTTGTAACGAATGCTCCAGTTGTTCAACAAAATGATTTTCAACTTGGTAAAGATTATTCATTGTCTGGACAAGATGGAATAGAACTTGGATATACCCCGATGCCTACTGGAGTATTGCCAGTATTAAATAATGCTCCTATTGTTAGTCAACCTAGTGCTATGCCACAAGCTGTCGTTGGTTCTCCATATAAAGGTTCTGGTTTACGACCACCACCAGCACTAGTGCCAGCTAATAAGCCACTAGCTGTACCTACATCTGCTGTAGCTGAAGTAGTTGCTACACAGCCATCAGACATGGTAGCTCAACCTGCTGTAGTTCAAAGTCCTATGGATGTTGCTAAGTTTAATGCAGAACAATCAAATCTATTGGCTGATAAGAACATTGCTGCTCAAAAACAAATTGCTGAGATGGGTCAGAAGTCCGATTGGGAGAAATATGGTTCTATTGCTAGTGGAGTAGGTTCTGCTTTAGGTGGAGTTGCTGGGCTATACGGAGCATATATGAATGCTAAATATCAGAAAGACCAAGCTAATATGCAGAAAGCTATGATACGTGGTGATGAAGCTAATAAGTCAGCATTTGCTAAAGCAGCTGGTGGTACATATCAAAGAAGTGGAGTTTAACAATGGGATACTATGATACTGCTCACGTTCAGCCTAATGCTGGAGGACAACCATATAATGTAAGAGATATTCTCTTGGCTACTCAAGGCATTACTGGTGGTGTAGATAAACTTGTAGCTGATGCTGGTGTAGATAGAAAAGCTCAACAACAAATGAAAGCCAATATGTACGTAACAGAATTGCTTGGTAAAGCTACTCCAGAGAATTATCAACAACAACTACTATCAGCTGGAACTATGTCTCCATACGCTTCTCCTGAGCTTATGAAACAAGTAGATACATCAAGAGCTGGATTCCATCGTGGAGAAGATATTACAAGAGACTTGGATTGGAAAGCACAACAGACTGCACAGTGGGGAGCTGGGCATACTCTTGATAGGGATAAGTTTGGTTACCAACAGAAACATGATACTGATGTTATGAATATGTCTAAAGACCAATTCAATAAAAATTATGGATTAGCATTATCTAATGCAGAATTTGATAAATATAAATTTGGAGTAACAACAAAATTACAAAGAGAACAAAATCAAATTGCTCAAAATGCTTTATATAATAAACCTACTCAAGCATTGGTAACTGGCAAAGACGGAGTACAAAGAGTACAAGACGTTCCGTATTATGCTACAATTGGAAATCCAAACATACAGAATCTAGCTAATGTAAAAGCAACTGAGGAATATAGCGGTTCATCAACTACTAAAAAAGCTGGACAACAATCTTTTGCTAAGCTGGCTTCAGACCCAGCTGCTTATGAGGCTAATATTAAGTCGGCATTTACAGCAGCAGTACATGGTAAAGATTGGATTACACCAAGAATAAGCGATACAAAATTAAG